GAAGTCACTTTCATTTTATATTGACCATCGCGATACGCATCGCCACGTTCTAAGCCATCGCCTAAACGTTTCAACTGTTTAATGCCTTCTTCGTATTTTTGTTGGTAATAGGCCATTATGTCTGCTTCACCCTTCATAAAGCCGTAAGCTTCAACCAAGCATGCGTACAAAAGTACTTGCTCGTAATTGTCGCCTAGCCACGAAGTTCCGGTGGAGTTATTTATAGTCTGTACAGTTGCCGTAAAGCCAGTACCGCCCCCTAATCGTACGTCATTCAACGTTAAGGAATCGCCCACCACGTACAGAGAACCGCCGCTTTCAAGCGTAACGGATGTGATACCACCATTAGCTACCACGATTGTAGCGGTAGCTGAAGCGCCTGATCCACCTATTAACGCAACGTTATAGAACACGCCATTGGTGTAATTGGTACCAGAATTCGCAATACCTGCAAAAGTAATTACGCCGGATACGATTGATGCTGGGTAATAGTAATAGTGGACTTCAAGCTGGTAATTTAAATCTGGGGTTGGCGCAAACATGTATGCCAAACCGTTAGTTAATTCGCCACTGGCAACCACAGGACCGAACAACGCATAGTACTTAGGCTCGCCTAGTTCTGTTGGATCAGGGTATCCTGACCTTAAGAAGTTAACGTCTTTATCCAACAAGTATTCATAGCTGCCGTCAGGCTTAATTAAGGCTAGCGAATACGTAGACAAGAAATCATCCGGCGTGGTCAGATACTGCCCGCCCGGAGTCAAGCGACCGATTAAGCTCTTACGTAAATATGCAAGCTGCACTGAATTGTAGATGCGACGTTCCGCCTCCTTGACGAAGGTCGGGATATTACTGTTAAAGTCATCGCCGTAGTTCTGCGCGTAACTTTGAATCGCAACGTACAATTGTGCGTAATTCACGGATTACTCCTTAGCCCATCGGTCCACGTGACATAGTGCCTTTAGTTGCCGCACCTGTACCACGCATTTTAATGCCTGTTTTCTTTTCAACCGCACGATTTGGATCGCCCGCGCTTACGCGATAGGTTGGCTGACCCGGCTTCATGTCTTTAGCAGCCAAAGTGTTTGGGTCAGTCTTAATACTGATACAGTCTTTAGTGTCCACAGAACCTCCACTCATTGTGTGTGGTTTAGCGTAAACATTGGCATCGCCAATCTCTTTACCGCCAACCTTCTTTGAGAACTTAGCCATGATTAGCCCGATTTCTGGTTAGCTGCGCGAGCCAAGTTACGACCCATGCTTTTCATAGAATCAGTAGTCACGCCGCCTTTAGCCATTTTTTTAGCGCCCTTGTGCATGCGTTTCTCATGTCCTTTGATCTCTTTGTCAGCGATCTTCTTAACTTGTTTTGTATCCATTTCAAACTCCTATGTCGTCGTGATCGTCACGGTTCCTACTTCGCTTGCTGACACCAGATAATTTGGGGTCAACACCTCATCAAATGAGCTTGCTCCACCTACGGGGTACCAGCCCCACTGAAATACTCGGCTACCGCCTGATGGATAACCGTTTGCATCAATACTTGTACCATTCACATCCGTTAACTGCAAGCCCGTGTAGCCTGATTGGTAGTAGCTCAAGTCAGGACGTGGATCGCGTACAGCTTGCGGATCGTCCACCGGATACATACCCAACGACAACTGCGGTTGATCTGGGTCCCAGCAAGAAGGACAGACCAGTAAGTTATACGTCTTGGTCTTAATTACTTCTTTCTTTAGCTGGGTCAGCTTGTATCTAAACCCACAGCGATCACACTCGGCAATCGCATTCTTGCCGGATGAGAACGCATTACCCATTAGAGTCCACCCCCGATAAACTGCTGTCTAGGCACAAATCGTACGGCTGCCCTATCTTGATCTTCATAAGCTGCTGTCTGCCACGCTTCATCATAAGCAGCTTTCAACATATCGATGCGAGTTGCGGCCTCTGGGACTTTTAACGACAAGTAATACGCAAGACCTGCCACTAAACAGGGCAAGAATCTAAACGGAATGTCCATTGTCTTAGTACCACCAGTACCCGCGTCTTGTACACGGCGCATGCGCCAGTAAACCAATTGGTAAGTGTTAGCGGAGTCCGGCGTAGGCCAGACAGTCACGCTTTGCTTTTGGTTAATCGTTATCGGTATGCCGCCAAAATGTGTAGCAGCAGTTGTTCCATCTTGCCCACGATTGCAATTCAACAGCAATGCAGGGTTTGCACCTGCTGCGGGCTGCACTTCGTTGTACGCAATTAATTCAGAACCAAGAGTAATAAACCCAGCATTAGCAAAACCTGCCAGTGTGGACACCGGGATCGATGTCGCTGTTGCAGACAGTCCACCAACTAATGTTGCTGCACTTGGCGCTGCTTGCGCTGTTAAACGTTGGAACCACGCTTGAATCGGACGACCTTGCGTTAACTTGTTTGGGATTGTTGCGTATGTCGATACGCTAATCCTCGTTATAGTAAGGTCGGATTGGTTACTAGGGCTGTTGGCATTAGTACGAATAACATGATCGAGTACATCAACAGTATCGTCAGGAAGTGCATAAGTTGGTTGCCCCTGTTTCAGAATGATCGCGTTCTGCTCGAACGTCCACATGTTCACGCCACGATTAGCCCAATCAGCAAATAGCAAATTCAACGAACGGCGAGCAGTCTTTAACTGATAACCGCTACGCATCTCAGACCCACAACGTTCGAAAGCTTCTTCGGTGATGTCGTTTAGATCAAGATTGAATGCTGCTATACCTGATGTGGTCATTTAAGCTCTCGTTTTTCCACGTATTGCACAACCATCTGCGCGTTGTGATGCTGATTTAACCTTACCGCCTTTTTTCATACCACTTTTTGCTGCGGCTGCTGCTGCAGCTTGGCGCTCTGCAAGCATCTGTTCTTCTGCTGCAGCTTGACGATCTTGCTCTTGTTTGGCAATACGTGCCGCTTCAGCAGGGTTCAACAACTGCCCCATAGCACCTTCGCCTGACATAGCGCCGTATACAGGGCTAAGTGTGCCTAGCAAATTCTTAAAGCTCATTTTTTCCTCGCAGCTCTCATGTTGTCTACTAAGTTAGGGTAGGGTCTACCCGCAGCCTTTGCTGCAGCCTTAGCTGCTGATTTCTTAGCAGGGCTTAACTTTTTTGACTTACCTAAGTTTTTAGGACGCGGTTTTTCCCACACCTCACCGCCGTTTTTAAATTGCGTAAAGTCAGTGTCATCCCGACGAGGTTTTTTCTTCCCCGTCGGCATTTTGGAAGGGTTAATATCGCCCATACCACGCGAGGCCATCATTTAGCAATATCCGCCAGACTTCATGCCTTTAGCACCACCACGCATTGTGCCGGGGGACGATTTCATAACAATCTGCTTGCCTTTGGTTTTGCCTTTAGCAGCAATACCGTCTTTGCTAGGAGCAGCAGTACGAACTTTACCCATTGAGCCAACACCAACTGAACCACCTTTTTTCATAGCTTTCATTTCGCCCTCTTCATGTTTAATCATGGACTTAGGTGCGCCTTTCTTTTTCATGAAAGACACTTCTTTTTTAACCATTGCTTTTGATTCCGCCATACCACCTCCAGCTTTCGTAAATTCCTTACCCACGGATTGCGGAACTCCCGCCTTTTTAGCAAATGCAGGATTGTGGGCTACTGCCTGCATAAACTTTTCTTGCTTTTTACTAACGGCGGGCATTAGTGGACCCTACCCGTAAAGAACCCTATAACAGCGCCAACGACGCTGCCAACAATACTCCCAACTGCAATCAGCACTTTCCAACCACCTTCGGCTGAGGCTAGTTTGGTATTTATATCTTCAAGAGACTTACGGATAGCTGCAATGTCAGCCATCATAGAATCCATATCGTCTTGTAAATGCTTAATATCGCTTGCGTGAGTAGCAAGTTCTCTAGCAGTTTCAATTTCTGGGGTCATGCTCAACATTTCCACGCTCTTAAAGATTTATTAATGCGGCTATTTGGATCATTTGCTGTTTTCGCCGACGTAAGCTTCTTTTTCATCCCTGACATACGGGCGCAGAACGACTTTTTGCGACTTCCGCCTTCCGGCTGGGGAGCTTTTAAGTTCATACCCTGCGCTTTGGCAGAGGCTCTCCCTTTGGCGTTCAAGCCGCCATTGGGATTCTTGCCCTCTTTGCGCTGCCATGCTGGAGACTTAGCCATAGAATATCGTCACACTTGAGCCGCCCGCACTAGGCATTACGACGTAGATGCTGCCATTAAACTTAACACCTTCACCGGGGATAGTGATGTTTACAACGTTGTTACTGTTAGCAGGAATGTTAAAATCTACACGGGTAGGACCGTTGATTCCGCCGTCTCTAAATTCCATATCGCCCGCAGTGCCATCGCCTAAAAAACAAATGCCTTTTAAGCGTACTGGCCCAGTAACTAATACACCATCTACGCCCGTAAGGTGAGCTGACTTAACATCATATTGCATCATATTGATGCCCCCCTAATTAGTTTTGAGTCGAAGTAGGGACAGCGCCGCCATCAGAGCCACGAACAACGTAGGTAATTACAACCGTAGCAGCACCAGTAGTTAATGCAGTACCAGTGGCAGTGTATGTAATCAATGCGTCAGTTGAGCCAACGTTAGCTGCTAAAGAAGCAAAAGTCGAAGCAATCGAAACGTCAGTAACACCAACGCTTGTAATTGTCGAAGCAGAAGCTACATCAGTGCCAGCAATAGTAATCTTCAAAGTGGTAGCCGAGCTAAACACTGTGGAAGTAATGATTTGAACGCCAGTAATCAACGCGCCAGCAGGAATAGCGCCTAGAGTGCCTGTCAAGCTAGCAAATGTGTTGTACGTTACAGGGATTGTTTGGGCAACAACAGTTGCGCCCATATTACGAACGGTGCCAGAAGTGGTAC